GGCTTTGTTTATGTGTGCATCCCAAACATTACTTTGAACAGCTTGATAAACAGACTTAGGTTTATTCATGGCTTGTAATACTCCGCTACTTTCTTACCGTTTGGAAGTTCAATCATAGTTTTTTCTATATGAAAGCCAGAAGTTTTTAGCTCAGATATTCTGGCTGATAATCTAAAGCAGCCAAATAAATCTAATGCTTCTAGTGATGTTAATCGCTTACCTTTTTCAAGGTGAGCTTTTATCATTTTGTTTTGATTTTCCATTTGCGTTCTCCATAAGTTTAAGGAATTGATCACCGCTCATGATGACCAGAGTTTGCGGACTTCCTGTCCGTCTTTTATAGAAGGCAATGTCTCGCCTATCTAATACTGTGAATGGGCTAGGGAAGTTAGACTTGTCCCTGTACTTTACTTCTCCCACCAGTTCTTGTCCGAAGAGTTCGAGCTTGATGTCGCCGCTATACTCTCCTCCCAAGCTGCCTGAGAGGGGTTGCCTTTTCGCTTTGATCTTCGCTTTCGTAAGCCAGTCGACGAACCACTTTTCGTGGTAAGTTCCCTTGTTCTTGTTACGGTTTGCCATTTGTCCTCCTCATAGCAATGAAGGCAGACATACCAATGCTTCTCGTAAGTAGCTGCGCTATTGTTTTTAAGTATTGCAACGAACCAAGTGGTTGTGGTTTGACATGCAATGCAATCAATTGAGCTACCTTTTTTTGACTTCGATGTCATACTCTAATGCATCCAGCCAACACATAAGCATAAATCCAGAAGGCAAACGCTTATGCGCCTCCCATTTATGAATGAGTGATACAGTGCAGCCAATCTTATGAGCTAATGCTTCTTGGCTTAAACTTAGCTCTAACCGAGCGGCGGTTAACATCTTTACCAGAAGCTCGTAATCTTTCGGTATGCTGACGGGCTTGTTGTATCGAGTGAAGTTCTTCGATAGCATTAATTACTTTCACTGCGGTATCATATCTTAGTTCTGTATCTCCATTAATTGAGCGATAGTAAGTTGATGTTGGTACGCTTGCTCGTTTGAAAGAGGTGAGCAGCGAAACATCTGTCTCGTCTGCTCTGTCTTGTAGGTATCTTAGATATGACTTCATACTGCACTAATGCAGCAAGTCAGTCATCGTTGTCAAGATCTTCTGGTTCTACCTCAATCTCACAGTCACCATTACAATTCCAGCAAGTGTCTTTGTATTCTTCTTCGTAGCCTATATCGACATCGAAACCTTGCCTAATAAACCTAGTGTAAGTCAGAGTGCCATGACCGTAGCACTCTGGGCATTCAATAAGGGATGTGGTCATCAACATCTGGTATGTCATGGTTATCCTCCCAAGCTTTGGTTGCACGTTGCAAAAACTTCTCACGATTAAAACGTGGGTTAGTTTTCTCTAGCTCATCGGCTATTGAGTGTAGGTGAGAGGGCCAACCTACCATTGGCCCAATTGTGTCTGCAATAAACTCATAGTGCTGTTTGCTCATTCTCATTATGCCATCTCCATCCATTGCTTTGATTTCATTGCGCTAGCAATCTGTAGCTCACGATTGTACTTAGCAATTTCTGGCTTGCGTAAATCCTGTGTGTGCGTAGCCCAGTAAGTAAGGCAGTTGTATAATGCCCACTTGTTAGAACCGAGGCTGCTGCGCTCGTCGTTCCAAATACTTAGCAAGTTTTCTAGTTGCTTTTCGTTGGTTTTGGTGACTGACTGCTGGCGTGTGAATGCTTTGCAGACAGTTTTCTTAAAGAAGTTTTCGATTTGTGGTTGCTCTAGCTTGGTTTGCATCCAGCTTTGCCATACATCCTTGCGTGATTTGAAATGCTCAAGGCCATTGATTACCTTGGCTGCTGCGCCTTCGACGTTGATTGATGCGGTGTGCTTGTATCTACTACGCGCCACTGCATCTGGTGTGGTGCAGCCATTTTTACACCATAATCTATAAGCATCTGCTACCTGAGAAAAAGACCAAGACGCATCATAACTATTAAAAAAGTTTACTCGGAATTTAACGTAGTCACCGACATCTGGTTCAATAACAATGTTATTAAATAGTATCTCACCTCTTAGTTTGCGACCGTCTTCAAGCACATCGACGCTTACTTCATAATCGTCTGATAGATCTGCTGACTTCACTCCGTCGAGAACTGAGTTGACTACATCATCGTGTGATACAATCTTGTAGCGTGATCCGTGTACGCCCAACACCTGATCGGTGTCGGTACGCACAACAGCTTGATGACCAGCAATGATATTGCCAAGCTGGTCGTGGATTGGTTGTTGTTCAACGGGAAAGTTGAAGTCGTTCATTGAAAAATGTTTCATGCTATACCTCCTGTAGTTTTGCATTTATTTCTGCAAAGCAATTTGCAATTTGGTTCATTGCATGTGGTCGCTTGCAGTTAATAATTGCATTTGAATTATCCTCGAAAAACTCATGGATTGCTTCGATGTCACCTCTAACAAACATTACCGATACAGGTAGGTCTGCATAATCAATGTAGTTCAGTCTCATGTTAGTTTTCCTCACACGTCTATAGTTATAGTTGCACTGTTAATCTGCTCATTGATTAGATCAATAATGTCATATGAATGATCAGATATATTCCATTCTTGTGGGCTTTGCTGATGCAGTTCTTCGCGTACTACTTCACGAATGTATTGCACAATGAGTGTATTCAATTGAGTTGAGTTAAGTTCCATGTTAGTTCTCCTTGGTTTATGTCCTGCATTATTGCAGTGACAATAGTTAAAGTCATTAGTTACGTTGCGTCACTTTGATTTCTCTTTGCGTTTCAACCAATAGTTAAATGCTTGATATGATTGAAAGCCTAACAACTTAGCAGCGCGTGTCTGACATCCATGATCTTTGCCTACCTGACGAAGCGCTTCATCAATGTAATCATCTGTTAGATCTTTAATTGCTTGTTTTACATTCATATCCTTTCTGAATTGAGTATTTGGTTTTAGCTTGATAGTTATTTCATCATCGTCAACAAAGACGGTGTGATATTTTAAATCAATATTCATTTAGTTTTCCTTTTTTGGTTTTCGTTTTGGTTTTACTTGCGGTACTTCGTGCTGATGAATGACGCACTGCACTTCACCATGAGCAAGTGAAGGATTTGTTTTTAAAAACTGATCGCATTCTTCTGGCGAAGAGAATGCTACGAATGCAATCCAAACAGTTTTTAACATTTCGTTTTCCTTTTTTAAGTTTGATTTTGCTGGCGACTGCATACAGCTTGTTGCTGCACACACTCACCCCTCTTGGCGTGCCCCCAGAGGAACCTGTCCAAATAAAAAAGGGGCCGAAGCCCCTCTCTGTTACGCTACCTCCTGTGTCTCTACGCCATCAGTGTTTGCAACACTGGTTGGCTTGAGATCGATGCCTTTCTCTGCCAGCTTTGCTGCCAAGGCATCTTCTTTGTCGCTTGATGCGGCTGGTGCCTCATCAATCGCTGTTGTCCATGGTTGGTATGGCTTGTGTGCCATGCCTGTTGCTACCTCCATCATGTCAGCAAACATATGGTATTGCTCTTCATATATTGCGAGCTTGTCTTGTAGCCTGTCCTGCCAGTCGTTGGCTTGGTCAATGGCGTTGAGAGAAATCTCTGTGCCATCGTGCTTAGCAGTAACGTTCTTCAAGTGCTGTGTCGCACGATCTAGCTTGATAGCAACGCCTTTGACGTAGCCCTTCTTGTCCATGCGTGTATCGTACATCTTAGCCCATAGGTGGTTTGCAATGTTCTGCAAAAAGAACATCTGTTCCCACTTGTGGATATTCTCTTCTGTGTACGAGCCTTTGTCGTTATCAAATACCATGCGTGGGTCATAGAACTCTGCACATAGCCGCGCTATCGCTTGGCTTAGTGTTACGTTATCTTCACCTGTGTAAGCTGCTTTCAGGTCTGAGTTAATCATCTTAGCTAGTTTCTTATCCATGTCGTTCTCTCTTTCTCATTAAGTTGTGTTATTGTCTTTCGACACTAATCGGAAGCGCCGTCTAGTTGTCCGAGTCAAGATCGCGTAGCGCCAGCTTTGCTGGGAAGTCTTGACCCGGACAGCTAGATGACGCCCGAAGTTTCTCTAATGTTGTTATTATCTTATCTAACTCTTGTTCTAGCGCTGCATGTCCACGACAGCAGGCCCATTGACTTATGTTCTTAAGGTCATCTATTAGCATATCGTTTTGTGAGTCTTGAATCATTGTCTTCTCCATAAGTTATTAGGTTATTGTTCAAAAGAACGCCTGTGGTCACGGCTAATCTTAGGTGGCGGGTCAAGGCCCAAAGGCCAGCTTTGCTGGGCCAGCAATGATGCAACGTCAACTTGATTGACGTAGCGTCATTGTGCAGAGCCTTGAGGCGTCATGATCAATCACCTGTGCGGGGAATTACACCCGCTCAGCGATTGATCTATCCTTAGATTAGTCGAACCCACATAGAAAAACAGGGGGGGTAAACGGTCATCATTCCGATGATCGTTTAGTCGAAACACTTTGCGGGAGCGTGTAAGCGACCCCCTCAACTGAGTCGCAACTAAAAGACTATTCAGCCCACATCTTAGGGGCTGAATGTCTATCGGTACGCTGGGGTAGGCTAGCGGGTTGCAAGGGTGGCCTGTGAACCCTGCTTGGCGAATCATGGCTCAATGCCGTGATACGCCAATCGCGTTAGGTGCAGCAGCTTTGCCGAGTACCATGTACTCGTCGCGCTTGCGCGATGCAATGCCGACCCCGCTTGCGGGGGAACGCCCTGTCAAGTGAAGAAATGCAGTGTGACGTAGGGTAATTAGTATAGTTACGTAACGTAACTATTGACACGCACATAGGAAATAGTGTTAGCGTGGGGGGAGAGAGGGAGAGGGGGGCTAGTGAATGAGAAATAAGCCCCAATGTATAAACAATCCTTCTTTATGATAGCTTACTGAGTTTAGCTAAACACAGACGACAGCAGTTAGCTAAATGTTAGTCGTCAGCTTAGAAGAAAGGATTGTAGTGTGGTTCCCGCTAAGAAGCTAACTGATAAACAGGCTGCGCTGGTGGATATAATGGTAGCAAAAGGATTGCCACCAGCTAAAGCTGCCATCGAAGCTGGGTACGCTGAGGGCAAGGCTGGATACGTCTCAGCTTATAGAGCTTTAAAAACAGCCCATGTGCAGCAGTACATGATGCAGAGAATGAATGAAGAGTTTGGACTTAGTGCTACCGTGGCTGTGAACACAGTGCGTAGGCTGTCTCAGGGTGCTAAGTCTGAGTACGTTCAGCTTGAAGCGAGTAAGGATTTGCTGGATCGTGCTGGCTATAAACCTATAGATCGTTCACAGGTGCAAGTAGCGGGGGACATCAAGGTTTCAATTGATCTTGGCTAGGGGTGGGGGCCAAAAACTGCAAGCTCACGCTATGTTACTTCTCCCCCCCTCACATTATTAGCCCTATAAGTTTGTGCATTGAAACGCTAAAGCGTTCCACTGTTTTGTGCATTGTCAGTTTTATTTTTTTTATGCTAGGGGTTTGATTATGAGATTGAAGAGTATTGGATATGGTTGCAAAGAAGTATCAGAACCCTGAGGGTGGTTTAAACGCTGCTGGTCGCGCTTATTTTAAGCGTAAGGAGGGGTCTAATTTGCAGGCTCCTGTTAAGAAGACTCCACCTAAGAAGAGCAAGGACTTTGGCCGTAAGGTTTCGTTTGCTGCTCGGTTTGCTGGGATGAAGGGGCCGATGAAGGATGAGAAGGGGCGCCCTACGCGGAAGGCTTTAGCCTTGAGGGCTTGGGGTTTTGGCAGTGTTGAGGCGGCTAGGAATTTTGCAAGGAGGCATAAGAAAAGCTGATGTGTTTTGGTGGTGGTGGCGGCAAGAGCGCTGAGCAGATGTATCAAGAGAAGAAGCCTGAGTTTGGTGCTTTACCTTCTTTGAGTATGGATAAGAGTGAGATGAAGGCACCTAAGTTGGAGGATGTGGTTCGCAAGGGAGCGAAGCGCAGATCTTTGTTGGGAGGTTATAATGCCTAAAGGAAAAGGAACTTACGGAAGTAAGGTTGGACGTCCTTCTAAGCAGAAGCCAAGTGGAAAGAAGAAGTAGTGGCTGAGACTGTAGAGCAGCGTTATGACCGTCTTTCTAAGGAGATGGCTAAGTTCGAGGAGATGGTTCCTGACGTTGTTCGAGACGAGCCTGATGCTTCTAGGTCTGATAAGATGAAGCGTAGATATGTAAATAAGACGCGCAAGGCTGTAGAGTATTTCCGCGACAGGCATCCTAAGTACAAGAGTTTATTAAGGCAGCTTGAGTCTATTGAGGCTAAGTGGGATAAAGAAGGGAAGCATATGTAATGGCTGTTAATGCTGCTGGTAACTATACCAAGCCTAAGATGCGGAAGTCTTTGTTCAACAGAATAAAGGCGGCTAATGTTCAAGGCACTGCTGCTGGCAAGTGGTCAGCAAGAAAAGCGCAACTTTTAGCAAAGCGGTATAAGGCCGCTGGTGGAGGATATAAATAATGGCACGTAAGACAAAGGTTGTTCGTAATACTAATGCAAAGAATCGTGTGACTGTTTCTAGCTTAAAGAAAGAGCGCGATGAGTTAAATGTTGATATAGGACGTGAAATGATGTTTCAGGAGCTTAATCCTGAAGATCACCCTATTAGCTTTGAGCCTAGTGAAGCGGAAAAGGAAGCATCAGAAAAAAAAGAAAAAAAGATGCGAGTTAGGCTCAAGGCAATTAATCGTATGATTTCAAAAATGTCTGGTAAAAGCGGCGGCGCTGGCGGCAGAATGATGATGCCTCAAGAATATTCTAAGCGTACTTTGTATAAGCCTAAGACGAACTAATGAAAGCCCCGCAGAAGTCATTACTTAACTGGGGCAAACAGAAGTGGCGCACCGAGTCTGGCAAGAAGTCTAGTGAGACTGGTGAGCGTTATCTTCCTAGTAAGGCTATCGCTGCTCTTAGTGATTCTGAATATGCAGCTACAACCGCAGCTAAACGAAAGGGTAAGGCAGCAGGTAAGC